CGCCCGCTTACAACTGGCTTGGCTGTGACCCTCCGACCTAATGCCCTCTGTGCCCGTGCCATCGTCTCCTGCACGAATGTATAGGAAATCTCACCGCCTCCGGCGGCTTCTGCGCGAACACAGGTTAACAGGTCGCGGACTAGAACAAGTAACTCTGCTTTTGTCAGGCCGCTCATCCTCACGTCTCCTTGGTTGGCAGGTGCTCCCCGCGCTTGATGGCGTGCCGTAGCCACGTCACGACAGCCTTAGCTGTACGAAGCTGGGCGGCGGTCATTTCCCCGATATGCAGGGAAAGCGTGCCGCGTCGCTCAAGCACCGCATCCAAGAATGCCACCGTCACCCTATCCCGCTCCTTCACTGCGGCATCGACGGCGGCTTGAAGGACGTGGCCGTATGCCGTCGCAATTGTTCGTGCCCAGCCCTCGCTGATTAACCCGCCGATGTTCAGCTTCTTGGCGACAGCCTCCGACATTACCTGGTAATCCGGCTCGGGGGTCATCCTCACGTCTCCTTTGGCAGGTGGTCGCCGCGCTCCAAGGCGTCGGCAGCAGCGAGCCATCCGTCTCGGAAGTTACCCATTTGGTAATCATCATCATCGTCCGAGTCGTCGTAAGCGCTTCTCAAATAGGCGACTGCGGCCTCGACGGCGGAGCGGAGGGCTCGCTCTAATTCGTCAACCAATTGGAAGGGAAAATCGACGAAGCGAAATGGTGACAATTGGTCGTGGCCAGCTTGTTTGCAAAGCTCTAGCGCGGTGGTCAGCCCTTTCACCAATGTCGCTATGCTGCCCACCGTTGTAGGCCACATCAACAGGGTTTTCTCAATGAATGTCCTGTAATCCGGCTCGGGGGCCGGAGTGGAGGCTGTCATCGGCACAACACGTACTCCAAGGTCAGCGGCTTGGCTGGCCAATTCCGGGTCATAAGTACCAAATAGAGCCATCGCTCATTTCCCTTCTTCTGTGGTTGGCGGGCGGTAGGCACCTGAGCGGATGCGCTGGGCATACTCCAGCCGATTGCGCGAGCCGTAGCCCTCAATGCTCTCCAAGTCGTCCGCGATCTCCTCCTCGACCGCAGCGCGCTCGGCGAGGAGGGCGGCGGCGATGTCTCGGACGGCCTCTGGAATGGTCAGCACGCGAGGATATATCAGGCGCTCCCAGAGCGCTCGCGCCCGCTCTACATCACGCCCGTCGGGTTGGGTCATCCCGTCCTCCTCAGTGTCAATTCCTCGTATCGCGCCAGGAACGACGCCTCGGCTTCGTCCGGCGACCACTGCTCGATAACGAGGTCGGCGGCCTTGCTGGCGTCGAAATGTACCGACGCCTGGTCGTACGGAAGCGCGATTAGTTGATACGCCTCGGCGATACCGACCGCGGCGTCGGCGTCCTTTACGGCGATCGGCCAAGGGTGCTCTAACTGGAAACGGCGGGCTATTGCTCTCTCGACCCTTTCCTCAACAACTCCGAACGCGGCGAACTCTGGTGAGTGTTTCAGCGGCCTGATAAGGTCGCCGTTGTAAGCCTCGCTCGCGTCGTGCAAAAGCGCCTCTAGCGCACACCATCCCGGCACAAACCACGAGACGTAAACAGAGTGTTGCGCGACGCTGTAGTGCCAGCGGGTTGCGCCGGCCCATCGGCATTTGTTTGCCAGATGGTGGGCTATGTCACCGATCACGACTTCCTCGGGTCGAGGATCGAGTGGCCAGAACTTCCGGCCGCCGAACGTCGCCATGTAATTACCGACGCGCGGCGGCTCGATAACGTCGTGTGCCGTTGCCGGATCTCCTGTCCTCATTTGAATCCCTCTTGTGCTTGCGTTCGGATCGACGCCCCGAAAGCTTCAACCATAGTCGCGCAAAACCGCCGCCAGTCAGTGACGTCGAGTTTCGCCAGGTCCGTAACGCCGATCGTGTCGAGGTATCGTCCGGCTGTGTCGCCGGCTTCCTTCACGGCGCGAATCTCGAAGGCGTCGAGGTTCGCCGCGCCGATCTTGCCGGCGAGTTCCAAGCACTCGTCGCAAAGGAACCGCGGATCGCGGCCGTTGCCGATGCCGGCGCCGGTCGCGCTGTGTCCGCAAGCGTAGCAGCACGCCGGAAAGCCGGCGACGTGGGTCGGTGTGAATTTCACGCCGCGTCCTCGCCGTTGTTTTCGTTATCTGAAATCAGGTCGAGCTGGACTACGTTCGCTCCCTTGAGCGCGAACATATCCGGACGAGTCGCCTCTTCCGAAATGCGCATTACCGCCGTTCGATAATGGTCTGGATCAAGCTCTATGCCGGTGAAATTGACGCCCGCGCGAAGCGCCGCAGCTCCGGTGCTACCACTCCCCATGAATGGATCGAGCACGCTTCGCGCTCCTATGATCTCAATGAGTCTGTGCATCAAGCCGACCGGCTTTTGATGCGGATGGACGTCAGGTTCGCGAAATTTCGTAATGACAGACATTGTGTCTTGAGCGAATTTCTTCGGTTCGCCGGAATAAAGTACGGAAATGTTCTCGTGCTGATACCTAATTCCACGCCCCATGCCCGGCGCCTTTTTGTCCCACGCGATCTCTCCGTAGTACGTGAGACTGCGCGGCAGCGACGCAAAGAACGTGGGCGAAATTCGGCATGAATAGAACACAAAGAACCACGCGTCCCCGGCCGGTCCCATCGCCGCTGCCGCGAGCGCCCCCATCGTGACGTCAAGGTTCCGGTCGTTCATTATCGTCGCGCCGCTTCTGCTATAGCCGCCAACGATATCCTCGATGCCGTACGGCGGGTCGGTAACGACCGAATCTACCGGAGGCAATCCGGCGATGATATCCAAGCAGTCACCCTCGTACAGCGTGGCAACGCTTCGCGATCCTTGAATAAGTTCGGTCAAGACGATTCTCCTTGTTCGTCGTCGTGCCTTTCAAGCTCAGTGGCGCTGGCGTCGGCCTCGCGCCACCCGTCAGCCCAATCGCGAACGAGCGAGTTGTTCATCCAATGCGCCGACTCGGCATACGGATTGTCGCCGAGTCCGAGGCCGTCGTGACGCGCTTGTCTGCCCTGGCGCCGTATGCGCGCCGGCTGTCGCCAGTTGCTCAAAACGGAATCTCCTCATCTAGAAAGTCGCCGACGGCTCTTGTCGCCAGGCTCGATCGAAGATCGCTCGCCAGGTCGCCGGTCGTTTCCGGCATGGACGCGCGGTACGCCGCCACCTCGTAATAGCGGGTCGCCTTGCCGTCAGCGTCACGCTTCTGCCGAAGCGCAATCGCTTCGGTTCGCGAAAGCTCGTCGCCGCGATTAAGCCATTCGTCGACCGATGACGGCACCGGCGTGTCGCCGCCGTGATCCCGCCAATAGCGGTCGGCTTTGCGCTTTGCGTATCCTTCATGCTCGGGGCAGAGCCACTCGTTAACCGCCGTATGATCGACGGGAAAATACTGGACCTTGACGGTCGGCGGCTTGCCGGGCGTGCGCGATTCGTGCCGCTCGAAATAGCGGCTCGTCACGTCGTACCAAGTCGCCGATCCCTCCGTAAGAATCGCCGCGTCGGCCGCCTTCTTTGTGATCTTCAATTCAGGTTCGGGGAACTGGTGTCCGCAATCGGGACAGACGCGTGCCGCGGCAGGAACGATTGAGTCGCACGTCGGACAAATCTTAATCGGCGCCTCGCCGTCGCCGCTCGACGGCGGCTTAACGACAACGTCGTCGATCGGGCCGTGCCGCGCAATGTTGCCGGCGAAGTCCAGAACGAGACAGTTCTCTTTGCCCGGCGCGTTACGGAGGCCGCGGCCGACCATCTGAACGTAAAGCCCGGTCGACAGCGTCGGCCGCATCATGGCGAGTAGGTCGACGCCGGGATGATTGAAGCCGGTCGTTAGCACCGAATTATTCGTGACCGCCCGTACGCGGCCGGCCTTGAAGTCGGACAGGATCCTGGCGCGCTCGCCGCTGGGCGTGTCGCCAAGCACCATTTCGGCAGAGATGCCCCGTGAGCGTATTGCGTCGCGAACGTGCTGCGCGTGCTCGACGCCCGAGCAGAACAAAAGCCACGATCGCCGGCCCTCGCCCCTGGCGACCGTCTCGTCGACGGCCGCGGCCGTTACGTTGTCGACGTCGACCGCGGCTTGCAGCTTGCCTTGATTAAAGTCGCCGGCGACCTTGGTAACGCCGGCGAGGTCGTAATGGGTCCTCGTCGCCTTCGATACCGGCCGGCAAAGGTAGCCGGCGTCGATCATTTCACGAACGCTGGCCTCGTATGCGATGGAGTCGAAAAGCGCGCCTTCTCCTTCGTGCAGGTAGCCCTCGCCAAGTCGGAAGTGTGTTGCCGTCAGGCCAGCCATCCGAACTTCTGGATTGATCTCGCGAAGGCCCGCGAGCAGCTGGCCGTACTGCGTTTCTGCGTCGCGCGGGACAAGGTGCGCCTCGTCGATCAAGACGAGGTCGACGTAACCGATTTCGCGCGCTCGCTTGGCGATCGTCTGTATCCCGCCAAACAGGATTTGCGCGCCGGCGTCTCGCCGTCTCAGACCAGCCGAGTAGATCCCGGCAGGAGCGAGCGGCCAGATTTTCAGCAGCTCGGCATAGTTCTGTTCGATTAGTTCCTTGACGTGCGTCGCGTTAAGGATTCGAATGTCGTGATATGCATCGCGAAGCTCTTGAATGAGCTTCGCGATAACGAGCGACTTGCCGGCGCCGGTCGGAAGGACGATAAGCGGTGCGCGCTTGCCCTCCTTCCAGTCGGCATACAGCGCGTTGATCGATGACCGCTGGTATGGTCGGAGTTCGATCATGCCGCCGCCTTAGCGACGCCCGGATTCCCGCGGAAGCTGGGCAAGATTGCTGGCACACCTCGCTTGCGCGCAAGCTTGTAAAATCCTCGATTACGAAGCCGTCTAACCCACTCTCGAACAAATCCAAGCTCGTCTCCTATTTCCTGCAAAGTAAATCCGGCCAGGTATAGGCGAACAACGGTAGATTCGTCTGTCGGCAACTCGTCTAGGTCGCGAGAAAGAAGCGCCAACTCTGCGGCACGCTCTTGAGTCGGCTCGACAAAAATACGGGAAAGCTCTTTCATGTGTCTTTCGCCCCGGTATCTGTCGCCGTCTATTTCGTCGAATGAGTAGTATCCCCTAGTTGTGCGGCCGGCTCTCTCAGCGACGACCCTTTTTCCTCGCATAATGAAAGTCACCCATTTCCAGAAACCGCCGTCAGTTCGGTATGATCGCCAGTTTTCCAGAGCGTGCGTGATGGTTTCATTTACGAGGTCATCAGCTTCGGCGCGAGAGTCCGTTAGCCGGTTCGCCAGTTTGCGGAGGCCCGGACGATATGCGACGAGCTTGTCGTCAAACCACGCTGGGCGATTCATGTCGGAGTCTCCTCTTTCGTAAGTCCGTCGGTCCACTCGCGGCCGTCGTGGAGTCGGTAGGTGACGGTCTCGCGCTCCTCGTCGACTGCGATACGCTCGCCGGGAATGAGCGGCGGCAGATAAAGGTGAGTCGGGCAGGCGGCCTTTTGCTCCTCGATCGCGAGCGGCTTATTCCAGCGGTCGCACTCCCAAGTCGCGTCACCGTGCAGGCTCGGCGTCGAGTGCAAGCAGGACCGGCAGGTTACGCGCGGAAAGGTGTTCTCAAAGCATATCGGCTTGTGCCGGCAGAACCGGCACGGCGGAACGGTCGGCTTGTTAGAAATGCGCGACGGCGGCTCGTGAAGTTCGATAAGCCGCTCGACCCGCGCGATTTCGCGCAGGCACCATTCGGCGTTGTACTCGACGCGCTCGAAGTGTCGGTCGTCGTCGTCTTTGTTCACGACGAGATAGCCCGCGCGCGTCAGCCCGAAGGCGTGCATCCCTAGCTGCAGCTGCGCGTAGTGTGTCGGCTTCGCCTTCTCGACGCCCTCCCTTTTGATTTTGCGGAAATCGGCGGCCTTCGCCGATTTGAACTCGAACAAGTGCTCGGTCTTGGGAGCAACCGGAAGGCCGAAGCCGCGGCCGTCGATCTTGCCGCGAACGTGACCGCCGGCGAGGCGTATCTTGTCCTGCTGGCCGGTGACGGTAACGCCGATCCGCTCGAGGTCGGCGATCAGCCGATCTTCCCACGCGCTCCCGGTCGCGAAGATTGACTGAATGCGGCCGCTAGGTCGTTCCGGTTCGCTAGCCCAACGGAAGTCATACCAAAGCGCGCGCGAGCACTCGTGCCCGAGCGACCCGACGTTGAAGCCGTAGCCGTCCCAATACTCAGCGTCATCCTCGTACGCCGCGAAGATCGCCAGCACAGTATGAGGCGTCGGCTCGGGGATGAGGTCGCGGTCGTCGGTCAAGCGGCTTGTCCTGCGGTCGGGATGAACGGCGGCAGAGACATGAGTCTCGCCCAATAGTTCGGGGCGACAGTCAGCGGGTCGCCGGTGCTGCCCTCAAACCAAATGCCAGGCTGACCCTCGTCGACGAACGCCGACATAAGGAACGGGCGACCGTCGCGTTCGCCCTTGACCATAAGCAAGCGGTTCGCCGGCGGTTTACGTTGGCCGACTTCGTACCAGGCAATCAGTTGGAATAGCTGCGCCGTCACGCTCGACTCCTCGTTTCGGAAAATGCAGCCCGGCCACGGTCGGCCGGGCGCCAGTTCGTCTAGCCTCAGCCCCAGGGCCGGTTTGCCGGAAGCTTCGCCGGTTCGGTTGCGGCCGGCGCGTTCGTGTTGGCGGGAGTCGGGGTCTGAGCCGGCGCGGTCGCCGCGTCGGCCTGGCCGACCTTGGGCGCCGGAATGTCGCCCTTGTCGGGATAGTAGTATGTCGTGATGATGTTCTTCGGGCCGTACTTCGATCCCTCGGCCGGCAGTTCAATATCAACGTCGGCCGTGAACCGTTTGAACAGAAGCTCGCTCGCTCGCGTCGGCGTTGGAATCCCGATCGCGCGCGACAGCTTCGCCAAATCCTCGCGCCCGATCTTCTCGGCCGTGGAGTTCGAGTTAGTGAGATTGATCGTCGTGCTGAACCATTTTCCGACGAGGTCGGCCGGCGCCAGAACGTTGATCTTCGCGCTGAGAATCCTGCCAGTCTTTTTCGAGTTTTCTTTGACCTCGGCCTCTTTGACCTCGAGTTGGTACGTGCCGCGCGGGATCGGCTGAAACTTGCCGCGCTGCGTGTCTGTGTCATATTCGCGGACGTCAAATCCTGGGATTCCGAGTTCGTCTGACATTGCGAGTCCGTGTCCTTATGTTTGTGTCGTCGGGGTTGAGGTCGATCAGGAGGGCAAATACTTTGCCAGTTCGGCGTAGCCGCTGCCGAGCGTGTAGGAGATTGACGGCGGCATGCCGAAACGGTTCCCGGCGGTGAAGCCCGGCCGTTCCTCAAGGTAAATCTCGCGATCGCCGCCGCTCATTCCGAGGGTCGTCTTTTTGTTGAATCCCTCTTCCTTGGTCTTGATGGTCGTGCGCATGCGGACGAGGCCGATCACGCTCGTCGCCTCCTGAACGATGGCCTTGCCTCGCTTGTGCAGCTTGATTTCGTATCGGCCGTACGTCTCGCCGATCACAACGTCGGTGAAGTTCGTTGTTTCGGTATGCGCGAGAAGGACGACGTTGACGCCCTTCCAGGCCAGGGCTTCGATCGCCTTGATGAACTCGCGCCAAACCTCGTCGAGCGCGACGTAACCCTTGCCGTAGCCGGGCTCCTCGATGTCGCGCCAGCCGTTGCGGCGGCAGGTCTCGGCCCACAGGATCGGCTCGAGGCCGTCCAGCGAGTCGATGATGACCGATTTGCGATCATGCTTCGCCGTGTAGAGTTCGGCGAATAGGACCATCAGCGACTCGAAGTCCTCGACCTGTCCGGACGTCGCGACGTCGATACCGACGGCCGGCGATTCGCCCGGAGTGTTGACGTAGATCGCGTCGGGGAACTCGCACGCGAGGGTCGTCTTTCCGACCTTCGGCATGCCGTAGAACAGGAAGATCGGCAGCGGCGACGCCGATACCGTTTTCATGTTGGCAAGCGATAGCGACAAGGGGTCAAACTCCTGTTGAGGCGGCGAGAATGCCGCGAGTTGTTAGGAACGCGATCGCGAAAAAGACGAGCGCGACGGCGACAAGTTCGCAAGCGTTGTGCGAGCGTGAACCTGGCGGCGGCTTGCCGGGTCCGCGGCGGAGGTTCGGCTGGCGGCCGCAGATCGGGGTCATACTCGACTCCTATATTCATCGGCCCGACGGTCGCGCTTGAACGCCATTCGGTCGCGATGTGATTGGAACGTCGGGAGGCGGCACTGCTTGCCGATGACGCGCCCTTGCATTGCGTCATGCCGCCGCTGCTTTGGCGGCGTTCCGCGGTAGGCGTGCGGCGCCCGGTAGTCGATCGGAGGCCGGTCGCCGATGAATGAAAGCAATAGAAGATATGCGGCTGTCCTCATCGACCATCTCCCAGGATTTCACCGGCGACAATACCGGCCGGCCGGTTCTCGGCCGACTCGAAATGCGCGGCATACGAGCCGTTCGGCAAACCCTCGTCGTCGGCCTCGACGTTCACGTAGTCGTCAGTCGAGGTCGCGACGACGTAGATTTCTCCGCGCGTGAACTCGGCGAAGCGGTCGACCAGACAGCGCACTCGGTCGCCGGAAAAATAGCGGCCGCGCGTCATGGGCGAACCGTGACAGCGACCGGAATGTCGGCGCGGCTGATTGCGGCGCACTCATAAACGGCGAATACTGCGCCGGGATTCTCGCGCGCCAGCCGCTCTGCCTCCACGATCGCCGCGTCCGTGCTGACATGAACCTGAGGAGAAACGGCCGGCATTGGCCGGCCCGCATTGGATAATCTGGCGACGATCGCCGTCGTATCCTTCGCCGCCGGCGAGTCTGGCGTCGGTGCTGCTTCAATCAGCTCGAGTTCGTCGGCCTCGCAATAGATGGACTCGCATCCCTCGTTGTATTCGACAAGGTACGGAAAGCCGGCGCCCGGATCGGCAATGACGATTCGCCCAACTTTACCGATCGACGAACCGTGACCGGGCTGCGACTTGTCCTCGACAATCTTAACACGATCGCCGACACGGAACGGCCGCCGCTCGACAATCTCGAAGCGGCTGCAACTCCATCCATTAGGATCGATTCCCTCGTCAGCGGCTACGAGGTCTAAAAACCCGTCTCTTTCCTCTTTGACCTCGTACACTTTGCCGAACGT